TTGTACCTTCAATGGTGCATCTAATCCCAGTAACTTTGCGCGCTTATCAATTACGCGTAAAACAAAATCTGCCGCTCTTAGATTGCCAGCCACCGCAGGTTGCCAGTAGGTACGCTGAAGATTGTCCAGGCGATCTAATTCCAATTCACGGTGTTCTTCTATTGATGGAGCGATCACCCGTGTCATAGCCCTGTTGTAAGCCTTGTACACGCCAGCCGTACTCATGCCTACTTGGTCAGCAATTTCACGCCACACATAACCCTCTGTACGCAACTCAACTATCTCGCGTTCTTTATCTATGCGCTCAGGCGTAGGTGCTTTTTCTACCATAATGTGTTTACTTTATTATAGTAAAAATTGTTCCGCAAATTCAGGTTGATTGTTTTGGGTATGTTCAATACGCGCTTTGGCTATCTCGCAATACTCCGCAGACTGCTCAATGCCAATAAACTCAAAACCTTCTAATACAGCACCCTTGCCAGTTGAGCCACTACCCATAAACAAATCTAAAACTATTCCTTTTGGCGGTGTAACTAATTTACATAGATAACGCATGAGGTCTGTTGGTTTTACTGTTGGGTGATGGTTTTTGTCAGGGTACTTGCTGTTACTTAAACCTTGATAAGTTCCACCTTTATCGCCAAAAACCTGTTGTTCCTCAAACCCATTGAGCCCCTCGTTCCTGTCACGCTTGCTTGCCTTTGCGCAGTAAAAGAATCGGGCGGCGCTACCACTGTCACCGTAGCCACCAAAAACTTCACCCTTGCCAAAAGTTCCTTTTTCAGTGTCGTGAATACCCATGCCTGAAGCATTTTTGTACAAATGAGGCTTGCTACCGCTTGCATCAGGAAACAACGCCAGTACCTCATCACTGCCATCATGAATAAAGTTGGCGGGGAAGCGGCCTTGAACTTCTCCATCAGGTATGCGGCCATAATTAGGCCCTGACATTTCGCGGTTTTCGCTAACAACTTCACCCGTTGATGCGGTTTTTTGCATCATTTCACTACCAACCCGCGACCCGTCAATGTTCAACCCGCCTACGCCCCAAGTCAGCACATTATTAGCAACGGTGCCTTCCAACGGCTTGCGAGCAAGAACCATTGGTTCATGAGCAGGTTTTAGGGCAGTTCCCCAACCTTCCCATTGCTTTGCTTCGTTTGATAATTCTAAAACTTCGCGTTCAACGACATTAGTTTCTCTGCCAGCATGCATTGAACCGCCTTGCATACCAATGTCAATTTTTTCAGTTCCAATTACTTCGCCTTGAAATCCTGTTGTCTTATCAATTGCTTTTGCAATGTTAAGCGATTTTGGAAACCCTGAACCATACACCCACATAATCTGATCGCGGATTTCAAACCCTGCATCTTCAATAGCAACAGCCATGCGGTGATAAGTGCGAGAACCTGAGAAAGCAATAAGGTGTCCGCCTGGTTTAAGAACGCGTAATGCTTGTTGCCACACTTCAACATTAAAAGCAATACCAGTGCTATCCCATGATTTACCCATAAAACCTAATTCATAAGGAGGATCTGTAACTATTGCATCAATACTATTTTCTGCCATTTCTTTCATGGCTTCTATGCAATCTGCGTTAATGATCTTCATTTTGCCTCCTTATTGAACAAAACCCACACTCATAAGAATGTGGGCTGTGTCCAGCACTCAATCCCCACGGTGGGGATCAGTACGCGTAACTTATCTAATTCCTAGTGACATTGCAACTACTGCTATAAACAAACTTAGGACAATAAAAAGCATTACTCCATCAAACGGTGTGTTGTTCATGGCTTACCTGTTCTTACAAGATTGATACGAGCATCAAGCAATTCATCTAACTGCTCTGTCAGCATCTCTTTTTTGCGCCAATCCATGCGGTTGCCGTTGTCATCAGTTTTGAGCATGTTGTAAACATGACTCAGACATTCATCTATCTGAGCCACGGTTACTTCTTCTTCAATAACGATCACATGAAGATGTTAGCCTTGATTACGCTCCGTGCGCTTTGAAAAATAGTTTTCAACATCTGCTCTTGTGTAGTACACATTACGGCCTGACTTCTGCACCCATGTAAGTGTCTTACGGTGTTGGATCTGTCGTAAGTTATTTAATGTAATGTTCAAGCGCTCGCATACTTCTGCCGCGCTCATTAGATCATCTACCACGGTGTTGCCTCCTTAGTTGTAAATTGACCTGACTTTGGCTTTCCCAATTTAGGAACTAAACCTACTTCTTTGGCTGTAATCTCCATAGAAGTTTTTTCATTTCCTTCTTTGTCGGTGTATGTGCTTTGTGCCAATTCACCAGTTACTAGAACTGTGTCACCTTTTCTAAAAGTGTCTGCGATTGCTTCAGCCTTTGTATTAAATGCAACAACCTTGAACCACATTGTTTCGCCATCTTGCCACTCACCATTAACTTGCTTGCGCGGTGTGTAAGCCAATGAAAAATTACAGTATGCGGTGTTGTTCTTAGAAAACTTTAGGTCAGGGTCACTGCCTAAATTACCTTTAACACTTATGTTCATTAGTCACCTTCCATCATCACGGCTTCAGTGCCGTCATCTTGTAGTAATACAATTGAACCATCAGGCTTCACAAAAGGAAATTCATGTGGCTCTTTGTAAGAAGGCACAATCCAACCCTTTTGTTCTGCGCTTGCAGGCTTGAGGTGAATACTATCGGTTTTTAGATTATGGCAACCGTGATGGATCAAGATGAGATTGGAAACGGTGTCTTTGCCGCCCCTGGATTTTAGTTTGCGGTGATGCAGGGCCATGTTCTCAACTAAGCCAGGGCCACCGCAGACTTCGCAATAGCCATTAGCCCTGTTAATTACGGTAGCAACAACCTTCTTATCAATCGCCATCTTCTTCTTCATCTTCCCAATCAGTAGGATCTACCGTAGGAAGATCAACGCGTAAAGGTAGGCCAAAAGGTGATGTGGTCATTAGTACCAACCTCCATGCATGTCGGGGCCTGCTTGTAATTTCCAAAACTCCCAGGCTTTGCAGGGTGTTTGGTAACGCTTGTACACATAGCGCAAACCTGCCTTGATTTGTGTGTAAGCATCTTTGGGCATGTAAGGATACTTGTAATTTTTCCATGTGGACGGCAAAAATTGAAACAGCCCAAACGCCCCTGATGAGCGGTTCAGCGCATTTACGCGCCAGCCGCTTTCCTTGTAAAGCAATTGTTCCAGGCAGGCAAATTGCTTTTTGTGATCAGGATAATTTTTCTTCACCATTTCAAGCGCAATAACTTTTGGCGGCATTTGATGCAACTGTAATTTTGGTGCTTGAGCCGCCGCAGGTGAAGCAAACACAATTCCTACCGCTAATGCGGCGCTTAAAAGGATTTGTGTTAGACGCTTCAGGCTTTAGCCTTTCGCCAACTTTCTACACACTTCGCAAGCGGCGTTACCATAAATCCAACTACCGCAAATACAACGATTAACTAAACTGTCCATTGCTTTACCCCTTTCAGGTTATTTTTAGGACTGCTCTATTTTATAGCAAATCTCACTGATTACAACGCCTAAAAGCGTCACAATAATTACGCTTGCAATAAAGATCATTCTTCTTCCTCCTGTGGCGTTAAGTTAATAATTGCTTGAATTACATTAGCCCTGCTTAATCTGATGCCTTCCACAAAACCCATGTAGCGCTCACGCGTTTCAGGTTCGCTTAACATCTTTGCTACATACGGGCCTTCAATCCAGGTTGTTAGCGCATCTTGTATTGGCTCTAAATGGTTTTTAATTATTTCTTCAGGTGTCATGGGTATCTCAAATCTTTGCACCACTCTGACATGTTCTCAATTGCTACCTTGCATTGATCAGGGGTAGTTATGTCGTAAAGCCAGTAAACAATTACGGCTACAACAATTCCCAAAACAATCTTGCCTCTGCGTGTCAATCTAGCGTTTTCCATTGCTTGCCTTCCTCCTAAAGTATTCGTGACCTGCACACCATTCGCACTCACACAACATGCTTCCATCTTCTTGATAATGAACTAATACAAAATTAGCGGGTGATCCAAAAGTTCCGCACCATACGCAACTAGGATCTTTGCTTATAGACATTGTGGATCTGTGGGTTCATGTCAGCCAACTTATCTTGAATTGCAAACCAAACTTGTTCGCGTTGCATTGCATTATTCATTGACTGACTTTTGTTAGGTGGAATTACAAAATCATTGTAATCAACCGTTATTTCTATTTTGAACTTCACACACATGTCCTTTCGCGCTTGTTAATTTCATTCCACACGCGTATGCGTGTTGCCTCAATAGTTTTTTCAGGATTGCCATACAACTTTTTATGATAATCGTAAGCAGGATTACCTGGGCCATCTTCTAGCGTTGCTTCATACTGCGCAAGCGCTTGATTGATAATTTGTAAATCTTTACTTGTTAGTGCCATTACTTTGCCTCTCCTAATCTTGGTAGTGTCAAATAACCATCTGTTTTTGGGTGACAGCGCGCGCAAAGAATTCCTTGCTCACCTTGTTTGGCCCATGAGCGCAACGCATGCCCCTTGCAAGCGTTACAAACAATTAACAACTTTGCCCACTCAGCGGGCATTGGCTTCCAACCAACAGGTGCAGTCATTACATTGCCCCCTTCATAAGTGCTACAACTTCATCAACCGTAATTTGTCCGCTCTTAATTTGTGTGTACAAAGTGCGGCCAAAATAACGGTCATTTACATAACGGAACATTGTGTGAAAAGTGTTAAATGTAAAACCTGTGCCGTTGTGAACATCTGTCATAAACTGATCAAGATTAACTTTTGTTGTAGTCATAATTAATTGCCTCCAAGAGTCCATGTGTAATTGTGTGCAATTACTTTGTGTGCTTCAACTTCACTAATTACATAAGACTTAATTGCGCCACCAGTTCTTGACTCCCAACCGCATGAACAAGTTGCGTCCCAACCGCCGCTAATAAAACCTCTAGTGTTGCGAAACTTATTTCCGTTTGTATCAACGGCGAACCACTTAATTGTTACTTTTGCTTCTGTTGCTACTAACTTCATTTTTGCCTCCTTTGGGAGCGGATCTCCCTTACAAGGAATAAATTACGGCAGATTTAGGCTTGTGTCAAAAACATTTGCATTATTTGTGCTATTTATTGTGTGATGTGGCTCACACACCCTAAACGGGCATTTTGGCCCACATTTGAACCCAAAGGCCAGGCGTGATCCCGTACTGCTTAGCCGCGGTCAGGCGTACAACCTGCCCATCATCACGGTAGGCAATGGCTGTGAGGCCGTCTAGGACTGCTCTGACCAGTTTATCCAGGTCAGGGGCTACTGACGGCTCAGGGCGGTTTACGGTCTTTGGGCGGGCCATTGTAAAAATCATGTCTATTTCCACTGGCTCAATGTGGGGCTTTGCCCCTGCCTCCCTAGCCCGCAAAGCAATGGCAGAACGCCATGCGGCCAGTTCTGAACCTTTGGCATGAATGACATGCCCGTTGATGACTTTCATAGATCCTTGCGGAACTGGTTGGCCATCTACCTGAAAAGTAATCACCTAATCAGTGTAATGAGATCCTGCGCTGTTGCAATTTGATCTGCACCAGTTTCATTAACGCCATGAAAATCATAAACGCCAAAATGATCAGGGCCTTGAATGTATTTCACCATCAAATCATGATTATTAACTAATACATGATCTCCTGGTTGCACAACTGCGGGATTAACTAATTGCTTAGTCATAGTTCCTCCTGTAATGGTTACATCAAGTGTAACAGTTACAGATAATGTTTGAGTTAAATTGTAAAACTCTTTTTCAGAAACTCCCGTAATTCTGCGGGTGGTGGAACTGCGCGTAATTTTTGTTCTTCTTGTTCCTTGAACCATTGTGCGGCTTCTTCCTTATCTCGTTCTGATTTGATGCGCGCTTCCTGTAATTCTTTTTCTTTTTTCTCATCAGTAGAAAATGCTTTAGGCGGTAAAGGCTCATCAAGCCACCTATGGGCGTTTAACCAGGTAGTAGGGTGGGCTGTATAGGTTTTAGTTCTATTAGGGTCTGATTTGTACCTCTGAGCGCCTTTAATGATTATGTCTGCATCAGTTGTACGGATCGCTTTCATAAATGCGGTTTGGGCTTTACCCTTGCCAATCTTCAAAGGATAGGTTTTCCAAAACTCATCAAACAATAATCTTTTATCTGTTTCTGTTTCTGTTTCTGTTTCTGTTTCTGTTTCTGTTTCTGAGGGCGTTACAAGGGTGTTACTTTTTTCTCTGTAACGCGTTACACGATTGCGCACCGCCTCACGCTTTTCCTCAACTACCTTGCGGCTTGTTTGATGCTCGCAATAGTCGTGGATCTGCGCTCCTGCTTCTACTTCCAGCCATAGCCCTGCATCAAGTAATTCCTGGTATGCGTTGCCATTATCCAGGCGATTGATTACGGCTTGCGCTAAAAATCCATCAGTCAGGTATTGGTTGGCATAACAAAGCCCTTCAATGTAAAGCCTAAAAGCCTTATCACTGAGCGGCAAAATTTTAGGATTGTTTGGCAAGGTGTCATCTAATTTGATCCATGTCATTTTGCGCCTCCTTTACATTCTTTAATCATGTCTAATGAAATTCCCATTTCTTGTAATGCTTTTAATCCTCTTATGCGTTGATTTGGATACTTCAACGGTTCATCAATGCTTGCCCTTTCCTGGCTAGTCATTGCGCCCCACATTCCGTAATTTTCATTTTGAAACGCGTAGGCTAAACAATCTTTCCAAATAGGGCAAGAGACGCAAATAGATCGCACTGAATTGATGTGATCGTAAGCATCAACAGATCTTTGTTCTTCTATGTCGTAAAAAAGATCTGTGTGGATTTCTAGCCGCCTACATTCTGCATCTTCCCAATTTACTTCTGTGTACTTGGGCAACCTTCTTCTCCTGTCGGATCATAGTAGGGGCAGAAGTCTGCGCAAAATGCTAAAGGTTTTTCAGGCCGTGGTTTGAGTTGTTGCGCAACCATTTCACGCGTTGTTTCCAAATGCTCTAATGCTTGTAATGCAATTTGCTCATCATAAGGTTGTATGTACACCAAAATGTCAGACATTTTTCCATCACGCGGAATACCAACCAGGGCAACATCTTTTACTGTGTACCCGTTTTGTGTAAGCAAATAACCGTACAAATGGATTTGCCATACTTGCTGACGATTGTTTGCGCCAAAATAACGGCCACTGCCCTTTTTTATAGTTTTCCAGTCAATAACGGTGTGGTTAATTTTGTCGTACGCGTCCACATGGCCAGGCACACCATTGGCTTCAACAGCAATTTCTAACTCATACTGAACGCCAAACGGATCTTCGCGCCTAATGGCTTCTTCAATGCCTGTGTGAATGTAAGTTCCCAGGATTGCGCCTAACTTGTCACCAACATTTGTTGGCTCAGTTTGTGCAATGTCATGCCAAAGTCTGCGCTGACACCCACCAATTGCAGATGGCCCAATGGCTGTTTGTTGTGATCTAGCCCTAGCATTGTCATTAGCAACCAGTGTCTTTACAACCATGTTTTGTAAATCAATCACAAATTATCCTCATTCCATTGCTTGCCGCGTAAATCTTCCATCATTGCCATGTGATCAATTTCCAACTGCTTGATTTTTTTACTAATTTTGTACAACCTAAACGCCATGCGCAACGGATACAACCAGTAGCCCATAATCAAACCAATAAAAAATGCAATCCAAAAAGTCATCATGTGAGATCCATGCTTGTGCGTACTGATGTGCCTACTGAGCGGGCAATGTCCACCTGCATCTTGAGTCTGTTGGTGTTAGCGCGTGTGGCTAAAACTTTGGCTTGAACAATTGACAAGTCTTTGTGCAATTCCTCATTTTGAATAAGCGCCATGTCCTCACGCTCACCCACTGTGTAATTTTTGCCAGTCGGTGATGACTGTGTTGCAAAAGTCATACGAGATTTAGCCATAGCGATTTCATACTCTGCCTTGATGCTGTGGTAAATCGTCTCCACTTCTACAAGATTTTTATGCGCTTCATCAACTTCTTTAGATAACCCGCGTAATTTTTGTTCCACCATTGCGGGCGTAATAATTTCACTCATCAACTGTTTCCTCTTTTACCAGGCTGATGTTTGAATTTTCGCGCTTGTTCTGCAATGCAATTACTTTGCCTGCATCTGATGACATGTTGAATGGGTCAGGTACAAGCATAAATCCTGCGCTATCTAACTTTTCAGCAAGCGCTTCAGGAAACATGTCCAACTCTTGAGCCACGGCGCGTATTGCAATGATGTTGTAATGAACTGCAACCTTTAATCCGTTTGATGGTTCAAATTTATTTTCTTTCTTGCTCATAGCATCATTCCTTCCTCTACTGCGCGCCAAACTATGCAGTCATTGTTGTGGTGGTTTTTTCTTACTGTACCTGTGTCAATAATGTAACCCTTTTTCACAAGGCTTATGCGTGTAGGGCGCACTGTGTTGCCCTCTATCTGTAATGTTTTCTCAATCTCATAATCCGTAGCACCGCGCAATCCCTGCTTCAAGATGTACTCATACACCTTGCGCTTGAGCGATCCAGTTCTAGGCAAAACTTTCTCAGCCGCGGCTATTGATGTGCGCTGAGCATTGTTTGCAATGATTACACTGTTATCCATTAAGAGCCGCCCTGCGTGTCAAAAGGTGATCACGCAAAGTTGCGCCTTCAATTACAACATCAAGCAAATCAAGATTTAATTGCCATGCGCTTCTAAGTTCTTCCTCTGTTGTTTTAGTTTCAATCAAACTAAAAACTGCAAATGCGCTTGCTTTTTCTTCTTCTGTGTATTCACGCTTTGCCGTAGGTGCTTTTGCCTGTGGTGCTTCAGTTGTTTTTGTTTGGCGGTTGCGTACTTCTTCAGATGATGCAATGCCCTTCTTTGTGTCCACTGCAAGAGCGGCAACCATTGCGCGGCCCCATGCGGCTGTTTCAGCGTTTTGCAGTTCAGAGTCACGGGTAAAGTTAGTTGGCCCTGGAATTGGCTCGTATGCCCAACCCACGCCAGGTAATTGATCATCAGGTGTGCGGTATGCCGCGGCGCTGTAAACCATGTAACTTTTAATACTACCGTCAGGCATTTTTACTTCAATTACATACGGGTCTTTCCATGACTGTAATGAACCATGCGGGAACTTTTCTCTGAACTCAATAATTCTTGTTGCCACATCAATGTAATCTAATGGGCCTTTGTAACTTGCCATTTGTGACCTTCCTGTTAGGGGCTAACTAGCCCGTGTAAGGAGGATTGAACACCATGCCACTGACAAATACAAACACCCCGTAATTTATCGGCGTGGCGTGGCAAAAATGTCATACTTTAGGCCAGGGGGAAATCATGGCTTATACACAAATCTCAATCCGTTTAGGTGGCCTTGTCGTGGAATTAGGAAGTGAAGCAACTTACCCTGACATGGTTAGCGATCTGACCAACCGTTGTTTAACAACATTCAAAGATGCAATGGATAAGGCAGAAGAACACGGCGTAGATGTTTCTAACATGCGCTTGATCACAACTGAGTATTCAGATGATGATGAGGATTAGTCCAACCACACTTGATACTGGGCTGTTGTTCTGCCCTTAATTGGATCTACAAAATGCAAACGCTGTGACGGTCTGCCACTAGCGGCCATTGAGTCACGCGCATAACGGTTATCTGACTCCGTTGATCCTGTCCAATAAATGTTGTAGTGCTTTTGAATTGGCTCTTGTGCATGTCGGTGGTAGTGACCTAAGAAAATGTCATGGAAATCGTAATCATGTGCGCCCGCTTTCCAACGGTTAGCACCTGCGATCCATGCCGCAGGGCTTGCAAATCCTGAACGGCCTAACTCATCACCGTGCATTAACAGGGCGCGATAGTTACCAATCTCAACTTCTTGAATGTCCTCAGGGCAATCTTCCCAGGTTAAACGCTTTTCTCCTGCAAGAATTTGGCGGCTCATCTCGTACACCATGCGATCCACATTGTCAGACTTAGGCACTTCTGCGCGCTTGCCACCAATGCGCCCATGATTTCCCCACTCTGCAATCACTGTGACCTTTTCAAAATTGGCTAACATCTCGCGCACAAAGTCCACACATAGCCGTGAAACAGTAGTGAACTGGCCAAACAATGAAGCGTCTATTTGCCATAACTGCGCAGGATAATTAAACAAACCTTCAACCATGTCACCGCCAAACATCACTACACATTCTTTTACAGGGTGGTGATGGCGTTGCAAATCGGTTAGGTGTACTACTTTTTCAGAAAACTGCATGACGCGTTCACGCATAATTTCACTGTTGTAACTGGTTGTAACTTTTGCGCCTTGCCAGTCTGTTGTGTGGATCAAAGCAACTTCAGGATTTATTTTGCGCGTATCTTTGTGTGGCGCAGAAACAGGTGGCACTGCACCCAATGAAATCATTGCATCATAAGCACCGCGGTGTGTTGCTTCTACTAAATCCTCACTGCGCTCTTTGCTTTGCTTGAGTTGTTTTTGCAATCGCAAAATTACCTGGCGTAGTTCTTTTACATCTTGCGACTCAATGCCTTCAGGCATGTCTTGTAATCTTTTTTCAAGGCTCATTTGTAAACACGATCTCCTTGCCGTGGTGTATGTAGCCTTCTTTGTCTATCCAACTATCTTCATGCTCTAAATTTGCAGTAATCCGTACTGATTTTGCCGCATCAAACATCAAGGCAACAATTGCAGGATCAATGTCCTCAATGTCTAAAAGCGCACCCCACATGCGGCCTATGGCTGTGAAGTTTTTGCGAGCGCTTCCGTATTCACTTTGGCGATCATCAAGAACTTCCTCTACTCTTTTGGACACCTGCATGTTCCACTTCTATGCAATCTAATAGTGTCTGCACTGCACTTGTGACCATCAGCGCGCAAAGCCTGAACAATTAAACTGACGGGATAACCTTGTTCCCAGGCTTTATCTAATGTTTTTCTGTCGTTGTCTGTCATGTTGTCGTACATCTCTTGGTAAGTACAAACGCCACCTACCCGCCTAATTGTTCGCTTGCTTAAAATTTCATCAAACGCGTTTTCTAATGCCATGTTTGCCTCCTTGAGTAAAGCGTACCGCAAAGTAAAAAGCCCCGCGTTAGCGGGGCCGTTTACTTACTTCGTTTTCTTCTTCGTTGCAGGCTTCTTGCTTGCCTTTGCCAACTTGTCAATCTCTGCGGTTACTACATCTGCAACTAATCCAAATGCAGGGTCTTTCTTGTCAATGCCACGGATTGCAGGGCCAACAACTGCCGCCGCTGTTGCAAATGCAAGCGCCTTGATGTCAGTTACTCCTGCGGCATAAAGCGCAACAGCGGTAACTGCAAAGTGGCGGATTGCTGATTTCAACATGTCTAGGTGCTTCTGTTCCATTGTTACTCCTTTGGGCGGGCTACCGCCATGATTGTTTTATAGTCACGCCTCTTGAGGTAAAACCCATCACCATTTGATTGGCTTCCTGATTTACCGCTTGAGGTATTGCCCTCAAATACTTGTAGGTACTTGAGTGTTGTATGGTGAAACTTAACAATGCCCACATGATCAGGTTGAGCATCTTCATCAAATTGGAAGAACACAAGATCCCCGCGCTTAGCCTGACCAATCGGCACAAGTTGATTGTTCTTTGTTAGATACTTTAGCCAGGCATCACATGAGGCAAAACCTTTTTTGGTGTTGGCTACTGACGCAATAATTCCAGCATCAAAGTACATCTTTGATGCAGACATTGCGCACCAGGGTTGATTGTTCAGGCCAAACCATTTACCAAATGTGGTGTCATTGTTTGGGCCTTCTGTGTAATTTACTGACGCTTCACAAAGTTCTATAACTTTATTTAGGCTCATCTTCTTTTCCTTCCTGTGGCTTTGGTTTGGATTTTAGTCCATTAGCCGACAAAATGCCTGAGAGCGTACCTGTGAGAAATACGGTTAAGGTTGAAATAAGATCAATAAATGCCGCATCATTAGGGGCTTGTGCCATAGGTTGAGTTACAAATACCAATGCGTACAACATGGCAAAGACTGAACCAGCAAACACCAACGCAAGCAAAATTCCTATGGTGACAATTAAACGGGCATGTAATTCTTCAGGTGTGTATTTGCGTCTAGCCATTTTTGAATTCCACATTAGGTAATAGATCCTTTGTACATTGCCCAATGCCTTCACATTGCGGCGGGTTACACTCTGCCTTTTCCCAGTTTACAAATTCCTGACATGGGTAGCGTGTATAACCTTGATACCCGCACCCTGTAAGACTAACGGCGATTAAGAAGGAGGCTATAAATTTCATCAACGCGGCTTTCCAAACGCTTGATTGTTTCACCCTGTCGGTTTTGTTCATCTCGCAATGATGTGCCGCCATTGGGCTTTAACTCAGCCAGGTAATGCTTAACCAACCACCGTACTGCGGCTACAAAGCCGCCTAAAATGGTAATGATACTGACGGCCAAAGCCGCCCAATCTAATGCGTTCATGAGCAAAAAGTATAACTGTTATGTCCAGGTAATGACGCGAACAGTGCCAGCGCTATCTACTATCTTTGCCTGGTTAGTTGTAATGTTTAGCCAGGCATCACCAATGCGCGGGTAAGTTGGATCAACAGTTACATTAGGAAATGTAAAACGCACCGCAGTTTCTAGTTTGTTTAGGCGGTTATTTAGATCGGCAAACATTCTTTGCAAATCAATTGGCTGATTGATGTATGGCATTACGCTTCTCCCGCTCCTTGTGCAAGAGTCAATGTTACGCGCTCAGGGCCATCTTCACCTGGCTGAACCGTAAGGCCAACAATGCGGTAAATTTCATCAAGCGTATTAGGAAAACGGCTATCTGTGATGATGATACGGGCATCATCTCCTATTTGATAAGTGCCAAAGACAGGATCAACATAGGCGGGCACAACAACTTTTAAGACTGTTGGCGGATAAGAAGTTGCAAGTGCTTGAGCGTTTGCTAATTCCTGCAAAACTGTTTGATCTGTAATGTCTGAATAATTAGCGGTTGTTTCTAGCAATGCCCAACCTGCAAGAAGTTTTGTAGTGTCTTGCCCTACCGCAATTTGTTTACCTTCATTAGATCCTGCGCCTAATGAATACACGGTGTTGGCTACAACTGATCCATCTTCAGGGTATTCATACTCCACCATGTTGCCTGCGGGAAAAGTAAATACAGGTACATTTGGATCACCAAAAGTATAAGCAGTGCCACTACGCGGAAAGTAAGTATTAAAGTTTTTAACAGGCAAATCTGTAATTGCGTCATACTCAACATCAATTGAAAAATCAAACCCATCACCCTGACGGCTAAGGTCTTGCACCGCTTGAAACACATTTTTTAATTCGTAATTGTAATAAACACGGTCAATTAACACGCCTGATGATGTTTGCCCTGCGCTGTTATAGCCAACGCCAATGTCACCATAGGTTGCATTTTGTGCATTTTCAATGAGTGTTTTGGCTACAAGTAATTGATCTGTGTTTGTAAATTGAATGTCTTGCGTAATGCGCCTGTGATCAAAGTATGAAATCCATTCTTGCGCGTTAAAAGAAAGGGTCTGTGAGGTGCTGTTGTATGAGCGCCCCCAAATAACTCCACCCCAAACCAAAATGCCATTACGATCTACATACAACCCGCAGTGAGCAGGAATAGTTGAAAGTTCAACATTGTATTTATCAGCGTTCACACCTGATAAAAGCAAGTGTCCTTGAAAAGATCCAGGTTGATTAAGTTGTTGAGTAAAACCAACACCAGTTAAAGGCAGTTCTCCAATAATAGTGTTGCTTAAAAGATCAACAAACAGGTAACGGTAGGTAGTTGTCATTATTTATACACTTTTGATTTTCTAAATTGATTTTTGTATGAGTCAAAAAATCTTGATTTAAGTTTTTTTGCCATCTTAGTTTGTTCTAATATATTTTTTTCTTTTCCAAGTTCCATCTTCCAATTATCTCTTTTGAAAGGTATAACTTGCACCATTGGAGTTCCAGCAGGAATAAGTCCTTCAAATGAAATGTCATTCAAAACAAATGGAAAGTTTACTGGCGGTGTATATTCATCTGTATCTACTATTCCTTCTAAAATAGTGAATGGACTTTTTCTGTGCATTGGCTGTGTAAACAATGTTGAATAACCTTTAGGTGTTTTTATTGACCAGTTATTTGTCCATTTAGGGTACGAACTTATGTGTCCATTTCTTTTTGGATATGTAGGTGCTTGTTCAATAGGGTGAAATTGAACTGCATTTGAGTCTGACCATTGATAATAAAATTCAATTTCTCCATTATCTGACATTTTTTTACTTATCCAAACATCTACGGAAGTTACTAAAATATATCCAGCCGTAATAGCATCAAATACTGGCATACATTTTTTTATTGTTCCGCTTGTTGTATTACCTGGAGTTAAATCTTTTTTTTCTGTCATGTAACTAGACATTTCTTTATACCAATCAGGTATAAAGAAAGAAGATGGCTTAGGATAGAATTCTTCAGGTATTTCTTGTGTAATGTCAGTAAATGTGATTATCATTATATGATAGTAATGACTTATTCATTTTCAAGCAAGTATATTTGCATCATTTCATCAGTTAGCCAAGCATTTATTTCCTCAACCCAAGTAACTTGGGGTTGAGGATCATCTTCAGTATGCGGTTTTGGCGGATACCATTTATTGTTTTCTCTAAAAAAGTGCATACCAATTTTATTGGTATCTACCTGTATAATTTCTTTGTCGGGATAGATAAGTTTTACTGTATCTAAATCTGTTGCAAGAATAACATTTATCACAATGTCATTCTCAATTATGGCAAAAGTTAATTCAACATTACTTGAATTCATAGATAATTACCTGTCCTCCCACGGCTGATCCACCGCTTCCACCAATGTCTGAAGAATTGTCTTTTACAGTAGCGGCACCGCCACCACCTGCGCCACCACTACCTCTTTGGTTTGTTGCGTTAGCAGAAGCGCCAGCAGTAGGGGCGTTTGTGTTATTACCAGTTACATTACCACCTGTTCCTCCAACTATACCGCCGCCTCCAGCACCACCATTGTAAGTTGTAGCATTACCAAAAGGAGCGAAAGAACCACCTCCGCCTCCACCTCCTCCAACTACTGCGGGGCCAGTTACTACTCCTAAACCAGTAAGATTAAGTGATATGCCTGCTTGGTTTCCTCCAGGGGTTCCAGCCGACCCTGAACCTGCGGGGGTTGATTTTCCTGCTCCGCCAAAGCCACCGCCAGCATTTGATGTAGCACCATTATTTGTTACATTGAAAGTGATGTTTGGAAAGTTGCCAGCATTTCCACCTTGAGCATCAGTTGCTCCTTGAGCGCCACCACCGCCACCGTTAATAGTGACTAAATTACCAAAAGTTGTAACACCACCTGTATTTCCAGCACTAAACTCATCACCACCAGTACCACCAGCACCAATACCAATAACAAATGAATTTGCTGAAGTTGCTGCGTAGTCAGAAAATGCAAATTGATAACCGCCATGACCGCCGCCGCCTCCACCGCGACCAAAGTTCATATTATTAGCATTTGTTCTACGCCCTCCAGCGCCTCCGCCACCTGCTCCAGTCATAATGACTGTAATTTTAGAAGTTCCAACACTAGGAACATAAGTTGTTGAAGTGTTGTATGTTTGCGCTAATACATAAACAGGAGCAGACGGTGTGACGCTGTTAGAAGCCGCAGATGCCGCAGATGTTCCATTGGCGTTTGTTGCCGTAACGGTAAATGTATAAGCAGTTCCATTAGTAAGTCCTGAAACAGTAATTGGACTTGAGCCTGTTCCTGTTAATGAACCAGGAGAAGATGTTGCTGTAAAGGTAGTTATTGCAGATCCACCAGTTGCGTTTGCTGTATAGGCAACAGTTGCAGAAGCATTACCCTTTGTAGCCGTTCCAATGGTAGGCGCTTGAGGAACTGTTGTTGCGGTTATGCTATTTGATGCCGCAGATGCCGCAGATGTTCCAATTGCATTAGTAGCGGTTACAGTAAATGTGTATGCAGTTGCAGAAGCCAAACCTGTTACAGTGATTGGAGATGATGCACCTGTTCCTGTAAATCCACCAGGAGATGATGTAACTGTATAATTTGTAATAGCAGTACGCCCATTGTAAGTAGGTGCAGTAAAAGTAACTGTTGCCGCTCCGTTATTGTAGGCGCGACCAGTACCAACATTTGTTGCTGTACCGATTGTTGGCGCGTTAGGAACAGATTTATCTGATCCTGAAATAACAGAAATAAGTGACATTAGATTAAATCTCCTACTACTAACCAATTATTTGCAGAAGTTTGAATACAACCAACAGAAGAATACTGAGTGCGGATTACAGGGCTTGCCGCTGTTGCTCCATTTGAAACCACGGTTACACCTCCTGCTCCTGAAATTGTTACTGCGCCTGCATCATACGCCGCCATCATAATAACAGCGCCTACTGGTAAAGCAATTGAACTGTTAAGAGGAATAGTAACTGCAACAGGTGAAGCATTAGCAAGTGTTACAAGTTTTCCATTGTCGGCTAAAGCCAAAGTGTAAGTTGTTCCTGTTTGGGGATTTGTAGCCACGCTTGCCGCCAAAGTGACCGCGCCACTTGATCCACCACCTGTTAAACCTGCGCCCGCTGTAACGCTAGAAATGTCACCAGTTTCAGGAATGTTTGTTGTTACTAATGTGCGTGTATCTGTAATGTTTCCAGTGTTAATTTGAGTAACTGCCGCGCCCACGGCAACGGTTGCAAGTGAAATTGAATTGGCAGGCAATGCAGGTGCAACAGGAGAACCCGCAGGAGTTCCAGCAATTACCTGGAAAATTACATCATTGTTTGCGCCTGAATAAAAAGCATCACGCACTGTTGCACATACAAGGTCAATGCGTGGGTTTGTTGGATCGGCTGTTGTAATTGTTAGCGTGTCTTGAGCGTCATTAAAAATTGTGTACACGCCCATGTTTGTTGTAGTTGTACCAACAATTGCCGCCCACCCTGAAGCAACGCGTACCGACATACCCGCAGGAGAATTAGCGGTAACGGATAATGAAGAACTACCAATGATGCCAGTAGTAGCCCACAATGCTTGCGCTGTTAGGCGGTCATACTGAGCAGGGTATGAACCTGCTTGTAGCCATGATGGAGGTGTTTGTAGTGTCATTTATTCTCCCTTAGATGTACGCAGAATACCAAGAAACGGTAGCCTGAGTAGTTCCTGCCAAAGTGCTTGAGCCAGTAAAAAAGAAATTAGAATTGCCTGGTGGCGCATCAAACCATGTTCCTGAAATTAAAAGATTACGCGCAGGGTTGCCATTGAGTGTAATCAATTGGTTGTACAAATCAATTTCTAAAGTATCTAATGCGCTGTATGTGCCTGTAAAATTAAGTGTGTTGCCAGTAGTTGTATTACCAATAATAGGGTTTGTGATAGGCCCTTGAATAGTAATTGTTGGATAGGTAGTAGCCCAACCAATGTTTTGAATAGTTGTTGTAACCGTGGAAGAACCGCCGCCGTAGGTGTAATTAAATGTTCTGTTGTATGTGCGCCCTAAAGCCGCGCTAATAAGCATGTTAGCGGTTTGCAAGTTGCTGTTGTAATAATTTGGATCAGGACAAAAGAATTCAACCTGAGATGTAATGTATCCGTATGTGTAATTAGGATCTACGGTTGTACGCAAAGAGCGTACGCGAGCATCAACAAATTGTTCAGATGTAGGAATGTTAGGAAACTTAAAAAACAAAGGTGTTGTGCCTGATGTTTGTGGCAAAAGTATGCTCTGAATAGTGTTGTAATTTGTTTGAGCAGATCCGTTGCTATCGCCAAAAGTGTTAAAAATAATTGAGATTGTTCTGCCGCTTAAAAAGTCACGGCCCGTAAACATTCCATCATGGTATCCGCGGTTATCATCTTGATTGCGGATACCAGGTAAAGACTCTAAGCCATCAACGCTAAGAATTTGATAAGGAGAACCAGCGCCACCAAACACTTGATTTTTGAAAGCAAAAGAATAAACCTGACTTAGCGTTGTCATAGTGCAACCTTCCCCTTACCGCCGCCGCCTCCACTAGATAGAGTGTAAGTTCTAGCCTTAATAGAGGCCGCACCAATTGCACCACTTTCGCCTGCGGCTAATGCGCTAGGAGCAGTAGGAACAATTACATTGCCAAATTTAATAGCATTAACAACTTGATTTGTTGTGTTGTAAGGGTCAGTCAAATTAACGCCAGTAATAGTTGTGTTGATGTTAGTTGTTGTTGTAGTTCCTGTTGTGCTTGTTCCGCCAGGAACAGTTGTAGGAATAATTGGCGTAAATTTAGGAGCATTAGCAATAGCCGCCGCCGCAGAAGCCGCGCTTAACGCTTTCATAAGAGCGGCTACTTCAGCCAACTTATCTTTCAAATCTTGAAGTTTCTTCATAGTGGACTTGTTGATTTCATCAATAGCCTTTTCATAGTCCTTCTGAGCCTCTAGGAGCGCTTCTTGCAGGGTTTTAGCGGCCTCTGCTAGTCCTTCATCTAAATCCTTTTGCGCTCGCGCTCTAGCCTCTGTGAGCGCCTTTGAAGCGTCTGCGATAGCCTCATCATAGGCAGTCTTAGCGCTAGCCAAAGCCTCTGTAAGATCCTTGTTAGCCTCAGCCAACTTGTCTTTGCGCACTGTCTCAGCCTCAGTAACGGCCTCACTGTATGCCGCATTAGCCTCTGCCAATGCTTCATTCATTTCAGTATTAACAACGGCTAATGACTCTTTAAGATCCTTAGAAACTTGATTAAATGAGTCCATCAATTCAGCCGTTGCAAGTTTTCCGCCTGCGTTCATTGTCTGAGCAAGAACATCTACACCGCTAGTAGCAGTTTTTTCTGCTTCAACAAAAGTGTTTTGTAATTCTTTAATTGTTTCAGGAGTAGAACTTAAAATTGATCCCGCAAGAGCATTGCCCGTTTCAGGGCCAGCCGCTACAACTTGTTCAATAAATGTTTGAGAGAAACCTTTAGCCTGCAAGAGAGCGGCATTTTTTGCAAGTTCTTTTGCCGCTTCTAAATTCTTTTTTAGTGTAGCCAACAAGGTATTGGCAGACATGTCTTTACCAAAAAGTTTGGCAACATTGAAACTTTCGCGTAAATCTTTAGAAGCAAACGCGTCTCGTAATCTATCAATAGACTGTTGGACAATTGATAATTCTTTTTCTGCGGCGGCTTTTCTTAAATTAGAAGTTTTATCCGCGGCTTTTTCGCGTATGTCATCAAGTTTGGCATTGTTAGCCTTGAGAAGATCTGCCTTTTTATCAGCAAGTTCCTTGTCAATGCTTAACTCAAGTTCTGCAAAACGCTTTTTGGCTTGTTCTTCAGCCTTGCCTTTACGGTCTAACGCTTCTTTTTCTGCATCATCAAAACGCTTTTGGGCTTCAGCAAGAACTTCTTTATTGCGCTTGTTTAAGTCAGCAACTTTTTCATCATAATTTTTATGAGCCTTCAGCATGACTTCATTGCGTCTGTCTAATACTTCTTGCGCTTTTTCTTGCGCGTCAGCAATAGCCTCATTCATGTCCTTGTAAATTTTGGTTACATCTTTTTTGTAACCTTCAAGTTTCTTTTTCTCTTTGCTATCAAGGCCACCACCGCCGCCACCGCCGCCACCGCCGCCGCCTGTTGTACCGCCCCCAATGCCTCCTGGGGTCATAGTGACATTACCCATGCCCTTAAAATTACTTTTTAGATCAGATAAATTTTTGCTTGTATTTTTTATTTTGAAAGCAATGCTATCAAGCCCTGTGCCGACTGATTTAGCCCAACCCATACCAGGAACTTTGCTTAATGCACCAAAAAATTTACCTGCAATTTCAACTAATTTAGAAAACGCGTTCATTACTGCTTGAACAACTGCAATAACTACGCCTCTAAATGTTTCGCTCTTTTTCCATGCCGCAACAAACCCCGCGCCTAATACAGTTAGTGCGGTAATAAGAACACCAATAGGGTTTGCCCGCATAGCCATGTTGAGCATCATTATTGCCCCACGCAAATTCAATGTTGCAATTGCCGCTAATGTATTACCTGCGGCCATAGATTTAGTTACGGCTGTATAAACTGCCGTTACTGTGGTTGTAACAACTATTGCGGCTTTGTAAGCATAAAACACACCAGTTGCAAATACAATAATGCCTGCGTAAATTTTTATTGCATCACCATTGTCTTTAATAAATTTACCCAAAGTACGCAAAGCAGGAATAAAAGTGTTAGTAAGAAATCCTGTAACGCCTAATAATGCAGGCAGTAACTTTTTACCTAATTCTTCTTTTAGTTTGTCAAAATCATTTCTCAAGGCTTGCATTTGGCCTTGCGGGGTATTTCTTAATTCTTTGTTAAAGTCTTTGTATGTGGAATTAAGAACATCAACAATAGCCGCAGATCTTTCTGCTTCTGTACCTGATGAAATAAGTTTCTTAGTGTGATCATCAAGCACAAAACCAACTCTTGTGAGAGATCCAAAGTTACCGTTAAGCGCTTGCGCCAATCCATTTGTCATCTGCTTGAATTCATCTGCGCTTGCGTTAGCGCCCTTTTCCGCGGTGACATAATCAAGAATGGCAGGTGTCAATCTTTGGATTGTGTCGTACTGCAAATTAAATGTTGCCAACTGTGATTGCGTTTGCGTAATGTTTCCGCCTGTTACAACGCCTACTTTTTCTAACGCATCAGCCTGCGCATTAAGTGCGGCTACTTGTTCATCAGTTGCGCCAGTGCCAACCTTCATCAATTGGTACAAACGCTGTTGTTGTGCTTCTGCTTCCATAGCCTGCGCAATAACATCTCTACCAAATTGCAAAACTTGAGTACCCGCAAAAGCAACACCAAGAGATGCGCCAATTTGTTTTACCTTAGTTGCAAAATTACTCATGCCAGTTGAAGCAGTTTGAACAGATTTATCTACGCCTTTAATAGCGCTTTCTGCTTGAGCCAAACCTACTTTAAGTTGGCTTACATCTGCTTGTAATTTAATCAGCATTGGGGGGATTAAATCGGCCATGATTAACTCCCCAATTTCTCTCTAACAGCGGTTGTAAAGATCCTGTTAATTTTGCCGCTACGCAATAGCGATAAAGCCGCAGGTTCTAAGTAAGGGTATTTTACCCCTGGTGGCCATTTTCCACCGCCCTTTTCTACCTGGCGGGCATAAATCATTGTTGGCCCAACTTCAGCGGTGTACACACCAAAGCCAGCGCGGTAAGTAGTTTTAATAGATCTTTTTAGATTACCTGTAACCGTGTTAGGCCCTGATCCACCAACATGTTTTGGTGGAGTAATAACTAAATAGGGTCTGCCGTTTTTGCTTGTACGCTTTTCATAACTGCGTGTGCCTTGAAAGTTTAATTTTGCCTGGCGTTCAACAGCCAAACCAACACGCATAATTCCTAATTGCGCACCTTGTTCAATCTTTTCCGCAGATCCATCAATTGCGGCAAGAACTTCTTTAAGGTTTTTGATAACAATTTCAGCCATCTCTTAACCCTTCTGTTTTCACCTCATCAACGGTTCTAGCAATTGCTATCAACCAATCTGCCGTACTAGCGGGCAAGTTATCTACCTGTTCAGGTGTCCAACCAAACCGCTCTGCCATTTGGTAGTAATACCATTGCTCATCAGGATAGGAAAAGGCTTCATGCCTTTCCCCACCCTTGAGTAACCATTTTAGGCGTTGGAGTTCTCGCCAATTGCTTTTGGGTCTGCCTCTGTCTGTGGCGTTTCAGCCAGGTTAGGGAACAGATACTTTTGCGCGTCTTTTGTGTGATCTACCAAAGCATCATAATCAACCATTGTTAGTTCATCTAATGACTCAAGTTTGACTGATGGTGGAAGTAAATCAAATGACCATGACTCAACAAGCATTGCAATAAGTGCATCACCTAATGCAAGTGCTTTTGTTAAATCCCCGCCAACAGCGTTATCCGCTGTACGCATTACATTTTTGCGGTCTTTTACACGCAAAGTTGTTGGATCTTTAAGAACTACTTTTGCCCCTGACGGTAGCGTTACTTCTTTAGACATGTTGCCTCCTGTTGGTTTGCCTTCCTAAATCATACTAAAAAGGAGAGCAAGCGGTGTGGGAGAGCGGGAAGGCAATCGCCCTCAACCACACCGCCGCCCTGATCTAGTTATGCGTATGTACCTGAAGCCTTAGCGTTCTGCAACACCCATTTAATAGGTGAGAAGCCGCCTGAAGAACCAGCATCAGTTGTATTTGATTGCGCGTTAATGTCCACTGTTACCTGTACAAAATCTTCACCGCGTTCAATCACACCAGTGGTGTAAGCGCCCTTAGTAAGAGTTGCCTGGATTTGAACCGCAGAAGCACCAGCACCATAAGCCCAGTTAAATACAAGAGCAGGTTGTGAGTTGTTAAGGAAGTTAAGCAATTGTGAGTCATTGTCCATCACAAATGTAATCTTGCCTGTTACTTCCAAAGGCCCTAGAAATACCTGGTATGGATCTTGTGTATTTGAGATGCCATAGATAGGTGTTGCAGGGCGTGTCATGTCAATGTTGCCAGTCATGGCAGTTGATACCGCAGATCCACCGATTGAAACAGTACCGCGCCACACTGGTGTAGGTAGAACTGTTGAGAATGTAGGTGTTGGATCTGCAACAAGTTCAGACTGGAAACCAGTGCTTTTTGCATCATACTCAAGCATGCCGTCTGCGTTGAACTTCAATGAGAAGTCAGAGAACTGGCAACCAGGGTATGAGCGGACATCTACGGCATAGAAGTCAGTCAATGTGTATGAGATTGGCTGTACATCTACATTTGAAGTAAGGCTGTTAAATAGTGAGATTGTGTGAGTAAATGGTGCAGATGCGCCAGTAGTTGCTACTGATCCTAAAACACCTGCAATTGCATAGCCCACGGTGTCTGCAAATACTGCTCCACCAAAATCTACTGTTGAGCGTGTGCGGCCTGGAATGTAGTTGTAATTTAATACATTTGAGCCACGCAAGCCTGTGTCATAAAGTGGATCAACAATGTCCACTGGCTTTAATGAGTCCTTCATTACTGGAATGAAGTCGGTTGGTGCTACTGCCGTACCGCGGGTTGCTTCTTTAGCAATACCTAAGTACGAGCGTACGGACTGTTGAACAGACATTATTTCACGCTCCTAGTTTCTTGTCTGACGCGGCAGACATAGTTGTTGTTGTTTCTGTTGGTTTTGTTGGTTCTGTAACTGATGGCTTTGCGCTTGCAGAAATTACATCTACTGCAACAAATCCTTCAGGTGCGTCAAACTCATCACCAGGTTTTACAGTTTTCCCAATGCTAGGGAACACGCGTTCATCAGTTCCGTTGTATTTGTACTTCATCATGCTCCTTATGCCTGGATCATCTGTGTTACGGGAAATTGTATCTCAGCAAAGATTTCTGTAACGCCTTCTTTTTCAGTAGAAGGTTCTCCATAGCGGGCCTGAATAACTGGCTCTGCACCTTGCCAAACTAAATTACCTGTTGGATCGCCAAAGTTATGATCTGACCTTAAGCGCTCTTTGATGTTATCAACGATTGTGTCAAAGTCAGTCATAACATCTTCTGCCTCTCTATGAAAAGAAATGCAGAAAATCTGAACAATTACGGTGTAATCAACACGCTTCCAACCATTAGTTGCCCCGCCAATTGCTAAGCGTGTCTCGTACTCATCAGCAATGTAAACAACAATTGCCGCTCTTGTGGCCTGTCCTGGCTCAGCGTTTACCTGGTAATTGATGATCTTTGGGAAAGATGTAAAAACCTGATTAACATTGAGAATACGCGGGTTGGCTAAGAATAAAGAAAGTGTTTGGCGTACCGCGTTGCGGCCTGTAAGGGTAGGTACGGCGGTCATTATCTAATCCTGCGGTACTTGTTTACCATGTCTAAAGCAATTGCAATGTCACTGCCATAACGCACTGAGCCAGGAATGTTGCCCGCAGGTGATGTTGTGTAAGCCATAGTAGTTGAAGCATCACCACGCATTTTAATAAATGCCGTTGTAATTAAAATACAGGCTTGCTTGAGAACGGTTGGCAGGTTGCTAAATGTTGCTCCAACGCCATGAGCAAAAAGCATAGGCGCAACTAAAGGAACTGTTGTTGATCCGTAAACATAGTTGCTTGCAACTGTTACGCGCTCAGTTCTCTGACCATCAAAAATGCGGTATTGCTCGCCTGCCAAAATGCCTACTCCACTGGCCACGGTTAAAGTGCTATCTCCTGCAAGAGTAGCCACCGCAATTTCTGTATTGGTAAACCCTGCAATGTATGTGTACTTAGTAAATGTCCAATTGCTTTGCCCAATAGAACCGCCAAATTGAAGCGGGCCTTGAGAAGTGTAGTTCCAACCAATTTGATTGCCAGGGATAATGATTTGTTGCCCTTCAAACCATGCTATTGAGCAGTCCTGTAATTCATTTAATTGGTTTGGGTTTGCCCCGTAATAAAATGCTGAAAGAGAAACAATAGGCGCGTTGTATGGGTGCAGTGCGTAGTACCCGCCTGATGCTGAATAGCGTATGCGCTGTGTTTCTGTGTACTGAGTTGCCACAAGATTTTGATTAAGGTACTCATTCATGTATGAAGAAGCGCGCAAAATAACTTCTGCAAGTTCTGCGTCTTGTGCCGCGGCGTTACCACCCACAACCAACATGTCATAGTTAATTGCCGTTGGCGCGTTCTTGTATTCCGCCACACTAATGTATGGGTTCTCATTGCTAATGTCGGGCGTGATACCTACGGCCATGATCTAGTCTCCATCTTTCTGAGTTTCTTGTGACTGGTATCCGCAACGCCCACACTTGCGAAACCAGCCCTCAAAGCCACATTCTACGCAACTAAATCCGCGCTTGCGGTCATCACTAGAAATTGGATTAAGTGATGCTTCAAAAAATCCTTCAGCCTTCATTGCCTTCTGATGTGCCTTGTTTTCTACATTGTAAATACCCTGGCGATCAGTGAAATAACTTTGTCCGCCAATAACAGTTTCTTTTACACCCCTGTCAGGTGCTACCCATCTTGCCATTTTTGCCTCCTAGTTAATTGGGAAAGGGTGCGGCTTTTACACCGCACCCCTCCCTTCTTATTAAGTTGTAACTTACGCTTGCTGAATTCCTGAAACTGCGCCATTCCATGCAGGAGCGGTGCAGAAGAAAGTTCCGCGGAAGTATGTTGAGAAGTCATAAGTGAACTGAGTTACTGGCCACTGGATACCCATGTAGTCCTGTACCAAGAAGTTCGCCCATACATCAGATACCTGTGTGTCAGGAATTGGCAATGTGAATGAAAGAACAGGTGCAACACCTGAGTTCAGCCACGGGTGAACCATAAGATCCACGGCCTTGCCTGTAACTTCGTTCTGAAGTCCAGTCACGATTGAACCGTATGTTGTGCCATTCTCGCCTGGATTGTTAATTACCAAACGGTAGTTAGCGGTTGAGCCATTCTTGATTGCATCAGATAGTTGCTTACGATCATTACCGTTCAATAGAACCATGTCAGGATCGGCCTTTACATTTTGGTAAAGGTTAGCAAAAACAGTTTGGAATTCTACACCTGGGTTAGCAGTTGAGAACGCCGCGTTGATTGCGTTGTTGAAACCAGTGTTAGGGCCTAGAACTGTTGGAAGAATTCCGTCATAACCAGTTGCGTAAGCAGATGTATCTGCGTTAGCGCGTGAGGCCGCAGGGCCGCTTGTGCTAAATGCAAAGTTATTTGCAGGTAGGTTAGTTGCAGATGCACCCTGAATAATTACAGTTGATCCGCCCTTTACTGTTCCCTGGTACTTAGCGTTTGCTGTTCCTGTTGCAGTTCCAACATACACATTGTAACCAAGTGCGCCAACTGAACCTGTGAAGGAAACAGAAAGAACATCACCTGATGCAACTGTTTCTGATGCAACGGCTGAAACAATTGACTCACCAAAACCATTAGCAGAAATACCTGCGTCTGCGGTGATGTAGATGTAGTAAAGGCCTGCCGCTAGAGCAGTCTGTGAACCTGTTGCCGCAGGAGATGATGCAACAAGTGCTGTTGGAGCGGCAATCGCTCCTGAGTAACCTGATGCAGTTCCGCGAGCCATTAGCATCATGCGTTCTTCCATAAGCATTGTTGCGTATAGAGTAGAAGTTGATGACAATTGGCGTAAATCCTCATAACCCATACCTGAGAAGTTTGCATCAAATGAAACCTGATCAGATAGTGAGTATGAGTTGTAAGGCAAGATCAGATCATCAGCGGTGTATGAGATCTGTGGGCCACGGATTAACTCAAGTGGAGTAGAACCGCCACCAGCAAAGTTATTCTGTGTGCTTTCTGTAATACCAGGCCAAATCTGTCCTTGTCCGCCTGTACCTGTACCTGTGTAACCAAGAATTCTCTTTACACGGTGAGATGTACCAATTCCCTTTTTGCGTGGAATACGGTTGCGGAGTGGAGTAGGGCGTGGTGTAAGCAACTTCGCAGGTGCTTCAAGGTCAAACGCCGCAAATGAAGATGACAAAGGAGAAGTAAGTGTGATTTCCTTCTGAATGTCCTGCATTGCCATGCGCTGAGCCGCTAGAGCAGTATTCAAACCGTTCATAGCGTCACCTGTAAGTGACTTGTTAGCCGCTAGTGCTTCAAGTGTTGAGATTGGATCTGCCTGTGGTGCTTGTCCTGGTACATGTGAAGCGCGTGAAAGACTCTTTGAGAGTTCGCCTGAGTATTCCTCAAAGCGTTCTGCGGCTTCTTTAGGAGTTGCATCACTGAATAGATCGGCCACCTTTGGAGGTGTAAGTGCCATTTGTGTTTCCTTTCAGAGATTGGGTTGAGTTACTTGTTTAGGGTTTCGTCATACTTTGCAAGAAATTCATCTGCAAGTTGCTTGTAACCCTTAGCAAGAACTGGGTCTGTTGTTGCTTTTGCTTTTTCTTTGTAAACAGCGGCCTTAGTTAGTAAATCAGAAGTTGCTTTCACATCTACTGGGCTTACTGTTCGCTTTGGGCCACCACCTAGAGCCAAAGATTTAGCGGTTGCTAACTCAGTTTCCAAACTTATTGCGCGCACCTCAGCCGCCTCTTTTGCAGACACAAGGTTGGCAATCTCTGATTTGAGAGCCTTTGTTGCTTTTTCCACCACTTCTTCTACTATGGCTTCTAACTTATCTGTTGAGTTTTCATCAACAGAAACTTCTTCTGTAACTTCTTCAGCCGCAGGTGCTTCTTCAACAACTTCTTCTGCAACTGGTGCTTCTTCTGCTTCCGCAGACTTTGGTGTATCCGCAGGAGGAATGATTGTTGCGGTGTCTAGGTTTGCACCTGTTTCCGCTGTTGGTGTCATGTCAGTAGCCGCGGCTGATGCTTCTATTTCTTTTTCAGCGGCCATGTATTTGTTGTAGCACTTTTCAGCATAACCTTCAGCCATGCCTGCTTCTTTACAACGCGCCTTAAATTCTTTTAATGTCTCGCCCTTTTTAGGCATGATTTCTTTTTCTTCAGGCTTAACTGCCATTTCAATTTCCGTTTCTTCCATGACTTCTCCCTCTGCTTCTTCGCCCTCATACCAAGCATGGAGATGAGAAACGGCTTCTAGTAAATGTGAGATAGAAGAAAGTTCATTGTGACCTTCCTTCATTTCTTGCGCTTCAATAGAAATGAGATTTGCTAACGCTTCGCGGGCGCGCTCGTACTCATTTTTATCAAACTTGAAAAGATCACCCAAAATAGACTCAGGTACGGCAATTGTTTCTGTTTCCATTGGGTTCTCCTTAATTAAATTACCGTCAGATTGTAAACCTTTTTCCTTACTCTCTGCCTTGTATTTGCCACCGCGCTTTTTGTATTCGCGCACTACCCAGGCATTTGCATAGGCAGATGGGTACACATCAAACTTCGCTTTAGCCGCTCTAATGACCTCTGCGTATAATTCTTTATCCGCAGGCTCGCCCTTACGCGGTTTAATTACTTGAGATGGATCTTCTTCACCCTCTTTTTTCTCAATCCATTCTTCAACCTGTACCAAGTCCTTTTCACCATCAACAGACTTAGCCAAAACCAATTGGCAGTTAGGGTTGGCAGGGCGATCTACTAAACTGATTTCTACAATCTGCCCATCAATGATGCGGCCATTTGCCGCTTTGCTATCGCGTACAACGCGTGGGTTTTTAATGCCTACTGAAAAGCCTTTGAGTACGCCTGCATCAACCTTCTTGACTGAAACAGGATCTACAACCAATACGCCAATGTAATGTCCATCAGCCTTTGCCTCATACTCCTTAGCAACGCCTGCGGCAATTTGGCTGTGTTGCTCTCTGATGTTTCCACCTGACTTAAACCAGGCGGGCATTGCGCGCTTTAACCAATCGCCATCACAAATCTGTTGATCAATGTCTAATGAGTCATCTGTTGCCTTTCCGTAAACGGTCATTGTGCCGTCTGCGTTACGGTCAGCCTTCTCAATACTAAAGTATGAGGTGGTTGTTAGATTACTAGCCATTGATTTCTCCTTGTTTTCCTGTTCACTGGTAATTCTTTTAGCCCATGCTCTACCAGCGTCTCCGCCCCAAAGCAACCAAGCAATGTAACCTGCACTGTCTTTGCCCCAACCTTCGCCTTTTTTATCAACTTCATGGCGAGCAAAGTAAGAGTTCATTCTCTTTAATGTGTCTAATGATAATGCTTTTCCATTTGATAAGTCGCGGGCGCGGGCAACGCCCACTTCTGTTCCGCCACGGCCATGCTTTTCTCTAAGTTCTAATCCGCGTTTGGCGTTATTGCGCACCTCTTGAGGTGGTACAAAGCCATCACTCATGATTACTCCTTAGCGCCGTTTGCCATAAGAGTATCGGTTTCAAATAATTTTTGCCGTTTTTCTAATTCTTTTTGAGCGTCTTTAATGCCGACTTCTGCTCCTGCCAAAACAGCATCAAAAGTAACATCAGCCCAATCCATGTTCTCTACGCCACAATTTTCAGTTGTCATAAATTACACCTTTGCCTTTCTCTCTTGTTTTGCGCCATAAGACAATTTGCTTGTTGGAATTGCATCTAAATCATTGATCCATTTGCGGTAAGGCATAGGCAATTCCTCTATGGACTCAACTCCATTAACGGCCTCAAAGAGCAATTGTTTGTTTTCGTAATTTAATGCTCCTTGCAAGTAAGCCAATTTACGATCTAACACGGCTGTTTCTTTTTTCATGGTTTGCCTTTCAGGATTAGAGCGGTGCGGTTTAAGATTGTGTAGTAAGAACCAGGCGCATACTTTCTTTGCCCGTCAGCGGTGTAACCAATCATGGGGTTTCTATTCACAATTGCGTCATAGCCCTGAGTGGTAGCAAATAAGCCAATGTCATCTTCATAGGCTTGAGCCAATTCACCGTGATAAGGCATACGCTCAACATACTCATTGCGTAATTTCCATAAATCTTCAACATCTATAACCTTTGCTTGAGGATCTAAAACACCTTCAACAACCTCACCAAACTTAAATTCAATGTCTCCGCTTGCGTTTGATTTAGCAAAATTATCTGCAATGCCGCGATCCGTTGCAAAATAAGTACCATCACCAAAGAAACCGCGCCCAATAAAAGGAGTTTCGCCAGTTAGTAATGTTTGAGTGTACCCATTAACAATTTCCTGCGTCTCGCCGCCCATACCTCTATAAATTGGAACTGAACCCTGATCAACTAATTTTTGGAATTCACCAGCATCAACAACGCGTGGCTTGCCTAAGAAACCTTGTTCTTTCATCAGGTTTCTAAGTTGAATGTTCTCAGGTGCGCTTCCTCCGCTTGCGTACTTCCAATCAGGAACAACTGTTCCATCAGCCCTTGTAACGGTTGGAATAAAGCCTTTTAATTTTGCCTCTGCCGTTTCAATGTCCGCCAAATAAAAATCAGGGCCGTGTTTAGCCTTAACATAACCAATTTTAGGCTTAGGAACATCAAGCGCTTTCCACTTAAATTCTCTAGCCATAGCCTGAACAAGCGGATTGTCTGTTAATCCGCCGCTGTTCCAATACTCTGTAAACATTTCTGCGTAAAACTCTTTGGTGTTTTCCGCTGAGTAGGTTGATTTGAACGCATCAGGGTATTCATCTTTCAATCTTTTGATAGTGGCCAGCGTTTGAGGTGATTGGAAACTTACGCCATTGTCTAAGAACCCACCGCCTTCATCAATAAGGTGGCCCCATTCATGAGCAAGCGTGTATTGTCTTTGAGATACGGTACTCAATACAGGCATCTTAAACCCAACTTCAGACGGGTTTGGTGTGTCAAAACGGGCTGTTTTGGGAGTAATCCATAGTTTTTCTTTACCTAATAAAGCCCAACCGCGTTTGCTTGATGACTCTGATCCGATAGAAATAACCGCTTTAGTTTTAGGGTTTGTAATTTGTAGGTTATCTACAATTTGCATAATTTCTTGTCTTACCTTTTCAGACAAATTTGCGCCTGTACTATAAAACTGAATTTGAATAGGGCCATTCTGATAAATAGCCCCCTTATCAATCAATGACAAATCTGCTTTGTTAATTCTTCTAGCATCTACATAACTTGCAATTTCATCACGGGTTTTACTTTCACGCCCAAATAAATAGCGATCAATAACAATCTCTCTAATTTCTTTTCTATCTAATGCCACCCATGCGCCAGGCACAAATTCAGTTTTTGGTTTACGGATAGCCTCAAGAGCATCATCAATCAATTGCCGTTCCCGTGTTTTAACAGGAGCAGTTGCCGCATCAGGGCCAAAATCAACAGGCGAAGGAGGAACAACCATTGTTGTGCCTGGGATCTCAGGTTCATCTTCCATGCCAGGAATTACAGGTAGCAGTACGCAACGGCAGTGTGGGTGTGCAGGAGGTTGAGCGTCACCTGATGCAAATGTTTGCCCAATAACAATTACTTGCCCATCATTCTTTGCGCACACATCACACGGATCAGATACGGCCCATTCCATCTTTTGTAGGCCAGCATCTTTGTAACGCTCAATAGTTGAGAATGACATAGCGCGGTTCTGCTCAGTAATGGCGATAGTTAGGGCGCGGCTAGGGCTTGCAACATGTTGCCCAATCATTACCGCGGCGCTCTCAGCATCTAAACCAAGTGCGATTGAGTCAGAAAGAGCAGTGCCTAAATTTACAATCGTTTCTTTGTTGAACTTCTTGAAATAACTAGCCCCGCCTGTTGATTGTAAGTAAGCCTCAAATCCTTTAGTTGGGTTAAGCAATAAAGCAGTCGCTTTATCTCCTGGCTTCCAGTTATCCCAATTAACTTCAATGTCATCAGCCTTGTTTGCGCGTTCAGTTTTTTTAATCCATTCATCAGCGGCAACCTGCCCCAAAACATAAGCCTCTGCCCATGCGCGCATGACTGTTTGGCGTAGGGGTTCATCATTAAGATAAATGTTAAGTATCAGCCATGAGCGGGCGCGTGTGCGATCCTGCGCAGTGTTATCCGTAGGTTGCGGTTGAGTCTCCTGGTATTTGTCAAAGACTCTTTTAAAGTCTGTTACCTGGTGCAGTGCCGCTCTAATCTTCACCGCGTTCTTTGCCGCTATGCGCCCATCTGCCTTGAGAGCGCCCTCAATCATGTTAGATAAGCCTTAGCCAGCGCTCGCGCAGTATCTAAATCACCATCAAAAGCACAACGGTTGAGCGCATCTCCCACAATTGGATCAAGTGATTTGAATTCAAATAATCTTGCGCGCTTACCCTTAGCCGCCCATTTCATAAATGCTTTTACTTCAGTCACTTCATCTTCTTCAGGCTTTACCTCTGTTGCAGGCTTTTGCTCAAGAGTGTCAGGAGTTGTTGGCGCATCAGGTGTTGCATCAGGGCCGCTTAATGTTGGCGCTGTTGCCGCCGCCGCCGCATCAATCAATCCATCAGGTGAGAACAAAAGAACGCTTGAGCCTGCAACCATAATTGGCATGTCTGCTTGAGGTGTATCAAGCAACGGCAAACCAAGTTCTGATCTGCGCTCATTGATTGACTTACCACCTGAACGCACTTCAATCTCATTCTTACGCGCATTTTCTTCTGTATCTTTGCGCTCTGATGTAAGCAATTTGAATTCAAGTTCACGCGGCATACCTAAGTATGTGTAAGAAAGATTTGTTAGTTGCTTAGAGATCCAGTTAGCAAGAGGCCCAATACCTAGCGCTTCACCATTTTCTGCTTGTCCTTCTGCAAAACCAGCGCCACCCAATCCGCTCTTTGGTGAGAAACCAATTTCCGCAGGCTGTACGCCAAAGTGTCCGCAAATAGAAGTAACTAAATAATCATCAAGTGTGTCCTTGAACTTCTCGCCATAACCTTCATTAACGATAGGTGTAAGACCCTTTGGCAGTAGGCGAGCGCGCTTGCGTTGCTCTGTCTGTCCTGCAAGGTCATCATTAAGAATACGCTCGTAAGCAAGCAAGAGGTCAGGGTTAGTTCCCCAATCCTCATCAGTTGTAAACATGAGTTCAGGCATTACACCGTCTGTGTACTCTGCTCTGATCCATTGTTGGCGGCGCAAATAAATGTCAGCAAGTGGTAGCGCTCGCTCTACTGGGCTAAATCCGTAAACAGTTGTTGAACGGCGATTGCGCACCATGTAAGCCAATTGATCAGATGTGAATTCACCATCTGCTTTTGGATCTTCTTCTGTTGCGGCAAACTCTGAGCGTGGGAAACCATAAAGGATCTGTTGGAACGCGGCATTAGGTGGCAGTGGGCGCATACCGCGGTCATCAATAAGTGGCTTGATTGTTGAACCATCAAGAATTTGGAAACCGTAAAGATCTCCACCTACTGTTGGTTGTGGGTAAACAGCAAGCGCATCAATTACAAGAATGTCCTCAACAGCAATGTTGATCCAGTCCTGCCATGTGTAACCATTTGCCTTGTCAGGGTTTTCCCAAAATGTACGCATGCGGTTAATTTCATCTGTGTACTTTTCGCGGGCCTTAGCCATAGCGCGCACATGATCGCCACCTGACTCTGCCGCAATCTTTTCTGATGCGTCTGCACCAAGCACAATGTCAAACTGTAAGCCGTTCATTTTTGCTTTAGTTACTTCAATGCAACGGCGCAAAATGTCAATGCTATCGCCAGCGTCTCTTAATGTTGAGAATGGAACTAAGCGCGTTGGAACAATGTTGATGTTCTGAGCAACCTGGTACTCATAACGGCGCGGTTCAGGGCGGCCTGTTGCGGGATTGATTGGGTTGATCGCACCAGGGATAATTGGATTGCCTGGGCCAAATGGAACTGTTGCGCTAAATGGTGCGCGTGGGAGTGCGACATTGTTGCCGTATGTCTGTTGCATTGCTAAACCGCTTTGGGCCATAAGTTGATCAGTGCCAACTGTTGTAGCACCCGCAGGCAGGTTAGGGCCTTTTTCAATGTCTTGAGTTGCTAATGCTCTTGCGATACGGTCACGCAGACCCATGCGTATCTCCCTTGTTATGCCTCTTGTAAATCAGGCGTGTTGTAATGATAGCGATTTTTGCAACTTCATGTATTGTAAGGTTTATGAACTTAGTAGAGAAGGCAGTTCAACACGGTGGCAAACTTGCGCCCCTGGTAATTCCTCACGGATTAACTAGCGGCACTGGGCTAATGAACCCATCAATCTTTATTGATGACAAGGGCAACATTCTTGTGAACTTACGCCATGTTAATTACACGCTGTACCACGCAGAAAATGAGCAGAAGTTTCCTAGCCGATTTGGGCCACTGTCATACCTGCACCCTGAGAAGGATCGCCGCTTAGTTACGGTCAATTACTTGTGCCGCCTCAATGATGATCTTGAGATGACTCACCACGCCAAAGTGGATACATCTGAATTAGATGTTGAACCTATTTGGGAGTTTGTGGGTGAAGAAGATTGCCGCGTAGTGCAGTGGTTAGATGATTATTACCTGGTGGGCGTTCGCCGTGACACCACAACCAACGGCGTAGGCCGCATGGAGTACAGCCGTATTGAGATTGACTGGGATAACTGGGCAGTCAAAGAGGTTAGGCGTGTGCGTATCAAAGCCCCTGCTCCAAACACTTCTTACTGTGAGAAGAATTGGATACCTGTCCTTGATAAGCCTTACCACTTCATCAAATGGACAATGCCAACAGAATTAGTTTATGCCAACCCCATCAGTGGAGAGTGTGAGCAGGTATTTCATAAGCCAACAGCGCCAGCGCCTAAAGATCAGCGCGGATCTAGCCAGGTCATACGGTGGGGCAACATGTACATCTCCATTACCCATGAGGTAGATCTGTTTAAGAATTACCTCAAGCAAAAAGATGCCATTTACCGTCACCGTTTGGTGTTATGGGATCAAGAACTAAATGTTGTGGGGCTAAGTAAGGAATTCTCATTCTTAGATGCTCGCGTTGAGTTCTGTGTAGGTGCGGCGGTTCACAAAGGTAACCTTTTGGTGTCTTTTGGTTTCCAGGATAACGCCGCTTTTGTTTTGCAAGTACCTGGTGTTGTTGTAGAAGATTTAATTATGGAGGCATTAGCGTATGAGAATTGAGCAGTTAGTTGTAGAACTATCTAAAGATCCATTCAATCCAGCGCTTAATTTTGAAGTAGCCGTTGAGTACGAGAGACAAAACCAAACAGCATCAGCCGTTTCTTTCTATTTGCGCACCGCTGAATACGGCCATGAAACACACCCCACCCTGGTTTATGCTTCACTTCTTAAAGCGGCCCATTGTTTTGATGATCAAAATGACCGCCAGGCCACTGTGAGTAACTGTTTATTGCAGGCTGTTGCTTATTTACCATACCGCCCTGAAGGTTATTTCCTCCTGGCGCAGTTCCATGAGCGTTTAGGGCAATGGCAAGAGTGTTACACCTGGGCAAACATTGGATTGCACAACCATCTCCATTCACCGCTTCCTGTCCATGTTGGTTATGAAGGCCGTTATGTATTGTTATTTGAAAAGGCTGTGAGTGCTTGGTGGATAGGGCGCAAAGATGAAAGTATTGAATTGCTCAAGCGTTTAGAACAGATGGAAATAGATCCAGGGTATTTGTCAGCGGTAAAACACAATCTTGAAAGGATAGGCAATGCTTCTGTTTGATGTTGGGGCTAATCGTGGTGATGCAACACTTGCAGGGTTAGAACAGGGATACCGCGTAATAGCCTTAGAAGCCGCCCCACGCGTGTTTTCAGAGTTGGTTGGTAACTTCATCTACAACCCTGATGTTGTACCTCTTAGAATGGCAGTTAGTGACAAAGATGGCGAGCGCTTAAAGTTTTATGAGGCAGATGAAGATGGCCTTAGTTCGCTTAACCAAGAGTGGCTAACCAAAGACGGCATGCCATACAAAGGCAAGCCTCACCGTGAGGTAGAAGTAAACACAATCACCATTGACACTCTTGCAGATACATACGGCAACCCTGACTTAATCAAGATTGATGTTGAAGGTGCAGAGTGGCAAGTAATGAAAGGCATGACACGGCACTACGGTGGATTGCTTTGCTTTGAGTGGACATTTGAAACCATGCACCAACATGAGGATCAGTTAGATTATTTATTCACCCTGGGTTACAGAGAGATGGCCGCGCAATACATTGTGAACCATCTGCAAGAGCCTGAAGTTTGGGGCAACATGCAATCTAATAACACCAATCAACTAAACGCCTGGCATCAACTGACATCTGATGAGTGGATAGACGGCGGTTGGAAACTAGCCAACCTACGCCCTACCGCAGATGTAGGTATGTTGTGGGTTCGTTAGGAAATGTCTCCAACAATTGTAAAGTTGTTAGAACTTGTACAAAGGATTGATGCGGAACTGTACTGAGCGCGTAACACTGGGCTTGCAGATCCATTTGATGTAAATGTAACGCCGCTTGCCACGATAGAAACCGCACCTGCACCAATACGCTGTACATAAATAACCTGTCCAGTGCTAAATACTCCTGCGGGAACAGTGATGTTTGCAGTACCGCTCTGTGTAACCCATTTGTTTACATCTCCTGCAACCAATGTATAAGCAATTGATTGCGCGTTAAATGTAACGGTTGGAAGCGTTCCAGTTGTTCCTTGTGTACCCAAAGTTCCTTGTAAACCTTGAGTTCCAGTTAATCCCTGAAGTCCAGTTGTGCCTTGAACTCCCTGAGTACCCTGAGTTCCCTGGCTACCCGTAGTTCCTTGAGTTCCCGTAGCACCCTGAATACCATTTGTACCTTGAGTTCCTTGAATACCCTCTGCACCCGTAGTTCCCTGTGATCCAGTTAAACCTTGAGTACCAGTGATGCCTTGAATTCCCTCAGTACCTTGTGATCCAGTTGTTCCTTGAATTCCCTCAAGCCCCTGCGTACCTTGAGTTCCAGTTGTTCCCTGGCTACCAGTTAAACCTTGTGTTCCAGTGAAACCTTGTGTTCCTTCTAGTCCTTGAATTCCGTCAGTACCCTGGCTACCTGTTGTTCCTTGAACACCATTAACTCCATCAGTACCTTGCGCACCAGTCGTTCCTTGCGCGCCATTTAATCCATCAGTTCCCTGACTTCCTACAAGTCCTTGCACACCCTGAGTTCCTTGAACTCCCTGTGTTCCTTGAGTTCCTTGAATACCATCAAGTCCTTGTGTGCCAGTTTCTCCTTGAATACCAATAAGGCCCTGAATTCCAGTAGTTCCTTGCGCACCTTCTAAGCCTTGAGTTCCTTCATGGCCTTGTACGCCTTGAACACCTTGTAAACCAACAGCGCCTTGAGTGCCAGTTAAACCTTGTGATCCTATTTGGCCTTGAATACCCTCAATGCCTTGAGTTCCTTCAACGCCTTGCAAACCTTCAACGCCTTGTGCGCCAGTTGTACCCTGCGCGCCAACAAGTCCTTGAGTTCCAGTCGTACCCTGTAAGCCTTCAGTTCCCTGAACACCTTGCAAGCCCTGAGTTCCCTGCGCTCCTGTTGTACCTTGCGCACCCGTAACTCCTTGAATACCAACGCTCTGCGTAATAAGAGAAAGGTTGTGATTATTAGCAAAGTTTGTTGTGCCTGTTCCGCCTGATGCAAGAAGTGTTACAGGAAAAGTGAAATAACTGTTAGTAACAGATGTAGGTGTGCCGTTTACTTCCCACTCTTGATAATTGTTAGAGTTAGTTCTATCTTGAATAAAGAAAATGTCATTATCTTTAATGTTTGCTAATAGAAAATCAATGTCCACATTGAAATCTGTTAAATGAGAAATGTAAATGTTCGTTGCAGAAATTTGTGTAGCGTTATTCCAAATAATTCTGCCAGCGGCAGGTACAGGTGTTTGAGTTGTAGTGTCTGCTTGATACTCAAAAATAGATGATGATGTACCACTTGCACCAGTATTACCCTGAACACCCTGAATACCATTTAAGCCCTGAACACCCTGGCTACCAGTAGTTCCTTGTACGCCTTGAGTTCCCTGCGCTCCAACAGTTCCCTGAATTCCATCAAGTCCTTGAGAACCTGTTGTGCCTTGTAATCCAGTAATACCTTGAGCGCCTGTATGTCCTTGAATTCCCTCAAGTCCTTGAGCGCCAGTAACTCCTTGAATACCTTGTGTACCTTGAGATCCAGTTAATCCCTGAGTACCAGTTGCCCCCTGTGTACCGTCATGCCCTTGAACGCCCTGTGTACCTTGTGCGCCTATTGTTCCTTGCGCTCCAATAGTTCCTTGAGAGCCAGTAATACCTTGAACGCCTTGTGTACCTTGCGCACCTGTGTTGCCTTGAATTCCAGTAAGGCCCTGAGAACCTGTATCACCAGTTGTTCCTTGAGAACCTGTGTTGCCAGTAGTTCCCTGAACGCCAGTTAAACCTTGAGATCCTGTTGTTCCTTGTGTTCCAGGTGTTCCAACATTTCCTAATAAACCTTGCGTTCCTTGAGTTCCAGTAGTGCCTTGAATTCCTGTTGCGCCCTGTGTACCTGTTGCGCCCTGTGTTCCATTTGTTCCAGTTATACCTTGTGCGCCAATAGAACCTTGAATACCAAGCAAACCTTGTGTACCAGTTGCTCCTTGTGTGCCTGTAATACCTTGCGCACCGTTAGTTCCTTGTACGCCAACTAAACCCTGTGTACCTGTTGCACCCTGTACACCTTCAGTTCCCTGCGCTCCTGATGTGCCTTGTGTTCCGTTAATTCCTTGAACACCAAATGATCCTTGAATACCAGTTTGGCCTTGAATACCTGTTGTGCCTTGTGCGCCCTGTACACCTTGCAAACCATCTGCACCCTGAATACCAGTTAAACCTTGTGTACCTGTTATGCCTTGTGTTCCTTGTGCCTGGTTAAATCCGCCACCTTGTAAACCTTGTGTGCCTTGAATACCTTGTGCTGATGCCGCACCACTCATGCCTTGAATACCTTGAGCGCCTTGTTGCCCCATAGGGCCAGGTGTTACAACAATGACATTGGGAGTTCCAACAGGGTTTGGATTGTTCAAAAAGTTATTTGGGTTGTATGTCATCTTGTCACCTCTGCGTTTACATTTAATTCACCCTGTACAAGCCGTGTTCTCACACCAGTAGGTGATGTTATCTCTAAATCATAATAATAAGGGCCTGCAATTATTGCCGCTGTTTGTGCCGCTGTTGCGCGAACTGCAAGAGTTCCGCTAGGCCCATCAATTGTAATGCCACTTGTCTCTGTAAGCGTTAAAACTGCAATGGTGTCATTAGGTAGCGAGCGCAACTGCATACGGGCTGTGTAGCCAGTAATGTCCACTGCGCTTAATGCGTCTCCGCCTTGAATGTACAAACCAGTAGCCGCATTTGTAACTGTGAACTGCGTTGATGTGCGTGAAGCAATTGTTACATTACCTAAGTTGTATTGGCTAGGCATGATGCCTTCAATGTAAACAGTTTGCCCTGCGCTAAATCCATTTTCTGCGGTGTATGTGATAGTTGTGCCGTTGCCTACTACATTTGTAATCGTTGCAGGCTGTGTGTACAAGAAATTGCGAAACCAATCAGAGCCTTGATCAATGATTGAGTTGTAATTGTCAGCCATTACGCTCCTTGTGCCACCTCAGAATTTGTCACAATCATAGCGGTTCTACACGCAGAACAATGTGTAAATGATTTAGGCATTGGCAAGCCACACTTAGGGCAATGATTAGCGATAGCGTTAAAGTAATTACTAACCGTAACCTTTCCTAACAAATCGCTAAAACCTTGAACCATTGCATCAATGCGGTCAGGTGAGTTTGGTTCATCTACTGTCCAGGTACACATCTGATCTTCTAACTCTGCAAACTCGCCAATGTGGTGAATACGGCCCTGCTCATACATAGCCGCTACTGGCTCTGCTCTGAGTTTCTTACCCACATGCGCTCGCACTTCTCTGATTGGCAAGGTAGGCCGTACTTGCTTCAACACTGCGCCCACCATGTCACCGCCCTGGTTTACTTCCACCAAAACTGCATCTGCTTTGTATTGATCAAAGAGTTCTACCGCCTTTGTAGCCCACTGCAACGGTGAACCTCTAAATGAGTAATCACCAAGCACATAACCCTGGCCATCTGAGGTAGATCCAACAACAACAATTCCTGTTTCATCTGACTTTTCTGAGTTAGTTACGGCAGGATCAACGCTTACAACAATGCGGGCCATAGTTGGGGCTGTTGTAATGCGTGTGCGATCAATTAAGCCTCTAGTCCACAATGCGCCTTCAACATCATCAAGGATTTCTCCATAAAGTTCCTGGCGGCCTAATCGTGTGCCGTTGTAACGCGCTTGTAACTCCATCAATGCGCTAGGGGCTAGATTTGCCGCGTTATCAAATGTAGATCCCCTGGTAATAACTACTGACCCATCTGTACGCCCTGCAAGCATGCGTATAAGAGCCGTAGAACGCGGTGTGGTGGTAACAATAACCCGCGGCTTTTTACCCAAGCGTAGGCCGAACTGCAACTGATCCCAGGCATCTTGATAGCGCCATGCACCTAACTCATCACACCACGCGCCATGATGTTGTGGGCCTCTAAAGCGTTCAGGATTATCTGCGCTAAATAACTTTATGCGGCTACCGTTCTTGAGCAAGATCTCACCAATAGAACGGTTGTAATTCTGAAGCATTTGATAACGCTGTAAAATGGCAACAATGCCTGACTCACCCTCTGCACATGTATCTCTTGCATCTGAGAATGTAGGAGCAACAACAGCCCACCTTGTAGCGGGTTGAACGATTGCTTGCCAGGCTATTTCTTCAGCGCCTAATCTTGTTTTGCCAAATCCACGGCCTGCCATTGCAAGCCAAATGTTCCAATCACCTTCAGGCGGTAGTTGTTCCTTCCGCGCCAGTTTGTTCTTCCATACCCAACGGCTCGCTTTGATCCGTGAGTTCTGTGATGGTTGCAATGTTTCCAATTGTTGAGGCTTCAATAATTCTTGCGACTCGCTCAACTTCTCTGTCCAGGTCTGATCCGTCATAAGTAACCACCTCTGCTTGTACCTTCAATGGTGCATCTAATCCCAGTAACTTTGCGCGCTTATCAATTACGCGTAAAACAAAATCTGCCGCTCTTAGATTGCCAGCCACCGCAGGTTGCCAGTAGGTACGCTGAAGATTATCCAGGCGATCTAATTCCAGTTCACGGTGTTCTTCTATTGCCGCAACAGGGTGACGCGTAAGAGCGCGTTTGTAAGCCTTTACAACGCCTGCAATGCTCATGTCCACCATAACTGCGATCTCACGCCACACATAACCTTCATGGCGCAACTCAATTATGGTTGTTTCTT